CATAAAATAAAATAGAACTATTATTGGAGTATCCCACCCACCAAAAACATACGTACACACACCTCCTAACCCTGCTATTATAGTATTAAATATATGCTTGTTCATTCTCAGCCTCCTTAAATTTCTGTATTAAAAAAAGACTTAGAAATTCATCTAAATCCTTGTCCACTTACTTCGCATTATTATTCAAATATTCCTTATAAAGCTTGCACTGCAGTTATTGCAGCTTGAATTAATTCTCTATCCCTTAATACAATTGCATAATTGGACAATATATAGTAATAATTGAATTTATCATTGTCATCGTCAAAGGTAATTTCCTTATCTTGCAACTTTTCTTGTACTATTGTTTTTGCTGTAGAATCCCTAAATGACAATGTCTTTAAATCAACCATACTTAACAAATAGGCTTTATTTAGCCCGTTAATTTGATTGATAACAGATTTTAATAAATCTATATTCATATTAGAAACGCCACCATCAAGAAACGAAAGTATTGTTTCTTTTATAGAAGAAGTTTGATTTACAATTAAAGCTTCTCCATTCAATGCAGTTATTGCAGTATTTACACCATCTGCATCATTTGTTAGTACAGCATCTGCCAAATTTAGTTTATTTAATAAAAATGTTTTATCATCCATTTATATAACCTCCAATTAATTTTTAATATTTTGATTCATTAATGTTTGTATATAAGTAATAGCATCTGTATATGTAGATGCCTTAATTATTGTAGTATTATCAATAGTTTTAAATTTCGTTGAATCCATAACTTTTATATCGTCAAATACTTTCTGAGAATGTTCAACTAGTATCTTGCTGTTTACAGCAGGTTCAACTACATAGCTGTCACTAGGTATAGTTTTATTTCTCCTAGATAATTCGTTGTGAATAGCATCTCTAAGCCGTTTGAAGTCATTAACCTTAATAGGATTACCTGCTTTTATATTAGATGCTAAATTTGCAATAGTCTGCGGAGCTTCCGTTGATTTGCAGGCATTATTGCAATCTCCACTGCAAGTACCACTGCATGAAGAACATCCTGAACACCCAGAACATGAACCCCTACAAGTACCACTGCATGAAGAACATCCTGAACACCCAGAACATGAACCCCTACAAGTACCACTGCATGAAGAACATCCTGAACACTCGGTTGCACATGTATCTATACAATTTGCAGTACATCCATTATTACAAGAACCAATGCAATTATTTTCACAAGTTGCAGAGCAACTTAAAGAACAGGATGTACCACAGCCAGTAGTGCAGCCATTAGCGCACCCTCCTGTACAGCTCAAACAACCCCCTTTACAATTTGTACCACAAGACATATCTACACCCTCTTTATAAGTTTTTTTAAACTAATGTATTCATTTTCATTGATTATTCTTAAACATTCTTTTTTGTCTAAATTCAATTTAAATTCATCTATCATCGGGATTTCTCTCTTTAATTTATTCCAATAATAAACATTTGCTAAAACTCTGGCCTTATGCATATCACATATAGAAGTTGCCTTATGGTTTGGGTCACCAAATTCATCATAATTGTAGCCTGTGCATAATGCGCAGCCACTGGCAATCTTACAAGTCAAACATTTTTTATTATCCTCGTATTGGCATTGGGAGGACATAGTTATATCTTTTAATTTATTTAGCCATACATTCTCCTCTTTTTTATCTAATCCCCTATTAATATCGCCTATAGGTTGTTCTTTTTGTTTATTCAAAGAATATTTCATAAACCTTATGCATGGAAAGCATCTCCCATCAGGTGCTATTGCCAGCATAGAACCATTACCGCCACACCAGTTTCTATCTTCCGTCAATTCTTTTCCTATTGTATCGTCAAAAAGGGAACAATAATATTTACTATAATTTTTATCTGCCAATAAATAATCTGCTAATTTCTTTAACTCTTTATAAAATATTTTTGCATCTTTTATCTGCCAGCCTTTTTCAAACACACAATTTGTATGTGCGCCTACTATCCCAAGGCTCCAGACATTCTGTATAGCTTCATTTAAATACATGATGTTCTGCGGAGACAGAGTGATTTTTGTAGAATTGGTATATCCCTTTTTAACTGCATCTTTAATGGATTTTTCTACTATATTGTAACTTCCAGAACCATCATAGAATTTTCTACAGCTATCATGCAGTTTTTTATTGCCATCTATAGTTATACCCAAACTAACCTTTCCTGCATTTTTAGCAAGAAATTTCTGTACTTTTGGAGTATCATATAAAACTCCATTTGTTGTCATACTTATCATGTAATTTGTGGCCCAAGGGCTATCTAATTCAAACGCCTTGAATTTAAAGTACTCCACTATATAATCCATTAGCTCTATTTCTAATAGTGGTTCACCGCCAATAAATTCAATAATTACAGCAGGAGAAGTTTTAAAATTGTAATAATTATTAATTTTTTCTTTGTTAAATAAAAAATCAATAGCTTTCTTGGCTACTGATTTACTCATTCGTCTACCTGTCTTATGCTGTTCATAACAATAACTACAATTCAAATTACATTTTTCAGTTACTACAAAAGTTATATTTTTTACTTTTAAATCTGGATTTTTAGTATCTTTATAGGTTTCTTTATTATCTATACCATGCAGAGTTTCATACGATTCAATTAGTGGAGATACAGTATCTTGCCACTGGTCAAAATCTTTTCTATCAAGGTAATACCCGTTTTTAGGTTGCATCATTTATTTTATTACCTCCAAGTTTCTTGATTTGCAGTACATCTAATTCGTAATTGAAGTTATAGAAAAAATTGTTTGTTATGAAGTACTCATAAGCTTCGTCTAAATATTTTTTCAACATATTTGATTTTAGAATTTCTATTTCTTGATTTGCTTTAGCATATTTTTCAAGAAAGGCATCCAAATTTAGTTTATTTGCCTCCTGTACTGTATTGTTTATATAGCTTGAAAATAGACTACGGTATGATTGTACTTTTATAAACAAAAGTTGTATTGCATTGGATACATCTTTATCTATAGATACAAATAATGTTTCTCCAACCTTCAAATTTTTTAATTCTTCTAATAAATTTTCTTTATTTACTGTTTCCATAATATCCCTCCTGAATTTATTATTCTTGATATACAGCGCCTTGACCCTGCCAGGATGTACCATTCCATATTTTTATTAAATTATTTGCTGTATCAAACCAGATATTTGTTTTACTGGAATCTATACTTTCACTGTCAGGGGTGTCGGGCTGAGAGAAAAACTTTATATTGTTTACTTGTTGTCCTATTTTAGATATCACATCAGCATTTCCTTTTACTGTTTCAGTAGTCCTTCCTGATCCTGCAAGATTATAAAAATCTGTTTTAGTTGCAAGCGTAACTGTTGGATCTACTTTTAAAGTAACGCTAGCAGAATTAGAAACTTCTAAAATCATCCTTATTGTTATATCCTTTGTGCTTCCATCTGCTACCTGAGGTTTATATGTCTCAGGATATTTTCCTATAGCAAGCATGTCTCCTGCATCATCAAAGATGCCGACCTCCCTGATTATAAATCCTCCTACACTGCTTGGAATTATAACCTCTACAACTATCCAGTTTGGATTGTCTGGATCTGTAGTTATAGAATTAATATTACCCTGCCATACTTCATGGATAAGATCTTCCTGTGTTTCTGTAGGATTATAATAATTACCGTTACTGTCTCCTGCTTTAAGTGTAGTAAAATTTACTTTATCTCCAAGTGCAGTGGCATTGGCTATTTTAGCTTTTCCTGTATTGGTTAATATGGTATAGAATTTTTCTGCCAAGATTTATCCCTCCTTTGGATATACTGTTGTTGTTTCTGTATTGTTTGCAGATGCAGTGGCAAGGTTAATTATTCCTCTTGATTCTATGGACTTCGGTGTCCATGGATATACTGTTATGGTCTCTCCTGCTATGGAAGCTGCAGCATAGTAAATATTCATATTGGTTATAGATGTAAGTTTATATTTAACAGATTCATGTGATGGCTTTATCCTTTTAACTGTTTTATATAAATCCACTAAATCTTCAGGAAAGCCGTTATTGCTCAACAAATCTACTTCAAAGGTGTATGGAGCAACATTTTCAATGATATTTACCTTTGCACTTGTATAGGTACTAATTATATTTGCCATGTTAAGTGGTGTCATAGGCCACCTGGTTTGGAGTTTTATAATTACTTTTTTCCTTCTTTTCTCCATATTCTCACTTGAATTTGTTTGAAGCCCCAATCTTTTCTCCCACCATGTAAGGCCCCATGTTGCAGTCTGAGGAAAAAGTTGAAGTTTTATATCTTCTATAATATTTTCTAAGCTATCAAATTCATTTCCTATAGCTTCATATATTGCCTGTTCTATTTTACTGTCATGCAGTGCGGGAGAAATATACTCTATCATCTGACTGCCTTTAAGGGACTGCATTAGTTACCACCTCATTTACCACTGCAACCTGTTCATCTAATGTTATATCTACAGTTCCATCATTTACGGTTAGATTAGAATAATTATCTATTCCTTTATTTTGCAATATAAAAGAACCTACTATTGAATCAACTGCTTTAAATAGTATGGTTCCGTTTAAATCTATCTTTGTTATATAGTTGTTTACCTCATTTTTTATATTTGTAAGTACTTCGGATGAATCATATCCACTTGTAAATATAAAATCTGCCTTAATACTAAGATTCAATATAGTCGGAGTAGTAATTGTAACTATTGCCCCTATAGGCGCAAGCCCTCCTCTATTTTGCCCGGGAGGAACTATAGGAGCAATATAATTCTGTACTTCATCTATAAGTTCCTGTGTTGCTGTCTGCTTGTTTTTATCCAGGATTAAAACCTTAACTGTACCAGGACCGTTCCATTCTTCCTCAACATAGGCATAACCTACTCCATCCACTTCTTTAGCCCACCGTTTATAATCATCATCTGAACCACTTAATTTTTCCTGCTGCTCTGCTTCTTCAATTCTCTGGGCATAGTGTGTATTATCCTCTATATCAGTACCGCCTTTAAATTGTTCTTCATTTGTTATTGACTTTACTCCATTTATTGGAGTTGCAAGTAAAGTGATATTGCCAGGTGGTACATTACCCATAGTACCTGATTGAGTACACTCTGCATCAATATAAGCTGTTCCAGTATCATCTATAGTTACGGTTTCCTGAAATTCAAACTCAATACTTGGCTTATCGTCTGTACCAACAGTGCAGGCTATTTTATCTGCAACAATTTGAGTGCCTGGTACTGCAGTAACTTTTATTTTTCCAATACTGAAGGTAGCCTGGTTTCTTGGCAGTCCCTTTAATTCTCCTAAATAATCTAGATACTTGTCAAAAGAAGTCTGTGGAAAGGCTGCATTTAAAATATTCGTAAGGGCCATTTGCTTCATGCGTGCAATTTCCTCAGCTGCAGGCCTTGTATTATTCCAAAAAAAATCTCCCTCAATAATATTTATATCTTTAGGAGCTTTTTCAAGCATTCTTGCGTGTACTGCATCTGCATCTTCATTTAAAAAATCAGGTATTTCAAAGTCAGCCATTTAATCACCCCACTTTCACTGTATTATTTAAATCTATAGAAATATCGTCTGTAGTAATTGCAGTATAGTTATAATACAGTTCTCCATTATTTTGCCATGTAAAACTAAAATCTGTAACATCCTTAGTTTTTGGATTAACCATAAGAGCCTCTATAGTCATTCTTTTAACCTCAAGTTCTACAGCACCTTTAGAATACGGTGTACCAGCAAGAGTATTCAATTCATGTCCAAATAAATTACTATATCCAAGTAATCCTACAGGTGTTGACATTGCCAGTTGACACCACTGTTTATAAGCTTCAGCAGCATTGCATTTTGCTATGCTTCCATCAGCATTTTTTACAAATTCGCCTTTATCAAAGTCAAATTTATAAGAGCCCTTATATTCAGTATTAGCATCAGAAACATCTATTGTATCATCAGAGTAATTCATGTTATCAGGAAATAAATCAGGCATTTACCTTCACCCTTCCTATAATTATATTTTGAGCTCCTATAGTAGCAACAACTACTCTGTCACCTACATTCAAAGGTTTCAATTCATCTGGAGTTTTTACCTTATGTGAATGACTGTCCTCACCTGCCGTATTGGTATCTGTAAAATACTCTTTGTTCATAGTTAAATAATCAAGTACCATATAATCAGTTATTTCATATCTGAAATTATCAATCATAAGTCCTGTTGCTGTTATGGTACCGAGTGTCATACTGAAGCCAGTATTACCAGCTACTTTACCAGCAATTTCTCTACTGTTTCCATGAATGATACTTACTAAATCCGCCATTTCATTTTCACTACTCACTGTAAAACGACCTCCTTATATATGCTGATGTACCTGCGTTTATATCCATTGTATAAGGTATATTCATACTGTGGGTAATATCCATAACATACCATGTAGCACCATCAACCATTATTGAGTCACCAGATCTTATGGTATTTATATCTTTATTGCAGGTTATATGAATAACTTCTTTACCATCACTAAACATTGAATTTGCCTTTGCCTTGGCTTGAGCAGCATTTGTAACTTTTTCATCCTGGAGAATTTTCTGTAGAGTACCATATTTATCAGTATCTTTGGAATAAGTACCTATAACCGGAGTAGCTTTCCCATCATCTTTATCCTGGCCAAGAACTTTAACTCTTGTTACTGCATCATCTAAACTGCTTGTAGTTTCAATATCATCTGCAATGGTTTCAAGCTTCCACATGTTTTTATTACTGCCAAGCTGGATAATATTGAGTTTATCAAGCATTCTTATTTTATAAAGATTTCCGCCTTTTTGAGCAGTTTCTTTTAAATCTGCATCTATACGGTCAAGTAACTTCTGCCCACCTTGTTGTGCCTTCTCAAGCTTTATTTTGGTGTCCAGAAGTTTGGCTATAGGTATACTCCAATCCTTAGCATACTTTGTTATTCTCTGTGTTGCAGTCTGACCTGCAGGTAATAGAAAATCATCTTCAGATTCTTCCATAAATACTGTTCTCTCTCTGCCTGTTAAGGTAAGGGTCCTATTCTTTTTACTTCTTACAACTTCCCATACAACACCATCAAATAAATTTGTAGGTTGATTTTTTTCAGCATGGATGTCAACTATCCTTAACCTGTCCTTTTTCTTTATATTTAAATTTTCCAATTGATCTGTATCCAGAAGAATTATCGTAGCACTGTAGGCAATGCTATCAAGACTTTCCTGAAAAGTTATTCCCTCATTTATATTTTTAAGTTCATATTTTTCATTCAGAATTATATTCATGGTATCACCGTATCACCAACTTTTGTCCAGGATATATGAGGTTTGGATTAGAGCCTACAACAGATTTATTTTTAGTATATATAGTTGGCCATTTTGCTCCATTACCATAATATTTCTTTGCTATATTCCAGAGATTGTCACCCTTTTTTACAACATAAGTACCTTTGGTAGTGGATGTTGGAGTCCTGTTATTTTTTAATGTAGAGGAACTAGCTTTTGGATTATATAACTCAACTTTTAATTCCTTATAGGTCCTAAAATTCATTGTTACGTATTTATCGCCAGGCTCGCCTGCTTCTTCTTTTTCAGGCATACTGTCAATTATAACAAGTTCATTAATCCCTGCTCCATCAATTATTAATCTAAGTGGCTTAACTTGATTTTTCCATTTAATTAACTTTTCCATAACAGCCTGCGGATCAGGAATATCCTGATATCTGCAGTAGGAATCATAGTATTTAGGAAACATGGTATCGAATGTTATCTTTTGAATTTTAGTTCCTTGGTCAACTGCATCAACTTCTCCAACGTCTACTATCTCAACGGTGTTATATTTCTTATCATGGTCCATTTCAAAGTTAAATGGATTAACAGGAAAATGGAATACACTATTATCTACTGTATTAGATAAATACACATCATAATTTATATTAGGGTAATTTAATAAATCATCTATAAGATTTAAAGTTCTAGCAAGATTTACAACATTAATTTAAATCACCTTCTTTGCAATAAAAAAAGAACCACAATTAAGTGATTCTTTAGCTGTTATTTTAATTAAATATATTACTAACCTGCTCCTCTTGAGTTAGTTGTTGTAAATTAGTTTTAGCATACTGATTATTAGGATTTAATTGTATTGACTGATTAAAATATTTTTTAGCGTTTTCATAATCTTCTTTGCCTTTATAATCTATACCTAAAATATTATAAGTATCTGACTTATCTTCATTTGATTTATCTTTATTTAGATATTTATTAGCAGCATTAATAGATTCATCATATCTCTGAAGATTGCAATAAACAGATGCTAAAGCGTAATAAGTTCCATTATAATTAGGATTAGTTTTTACAGATTCGTTCAATATAGATGCAGCTTTATTAGGATCTTTCTCTTTACCCTTACCATCTGAATACATTGAAGCTAAGTCAATTATAGATTCTGAAAGTACATCTTTTCCATTTTCCTTTTCTCTATAAACTTTCCACTGTCCATTATCATTAACTACGTATCTTTTGTAGTTTATAGGGGTATCTTTATTTTCATAATTATCATGAGTATTTTCTGTTACATTAAATTCAGCAGCATTTTTATAAACAATTCCATCTAATTCTTTACTCTTATAATCTTTGTTTTTAGTAACTTTCACACTTTTTAGTGTTGAATATTCATTTTGTGTATTAATCCAATTAGTAAAATCATCTTTCTTGAAATTTTTTTGACTTGTACTTGCTAAAGTATTATATGCACCTTCAGCATCTCCATTCTTTATACTGTCATAATAGTTATTCAATACTTGAGAAGGATCTCCCTTGGGGGCACACCCTACAAAAGCAATTGATATTAATAATATTGATACAATAGCTGTTATTTTTTTTAGCATAACCATTCCCCTTTATTAACAAAATGTTAATAAAATTATATCATAATTTGCCAATAAAGGGAACTTTATATCATATATAGAATATCATCTTGAAGGAGGTGATGCTTTATGAAATATATAACTGAAGAAGTAACTGGCTATTGTCCTGAGCAAGACTGTGAACACACAATAAATGTTAATTATCATCTAGTCTCTGTCTTAGGTGCAAGTGGTTATAAAAAGGGGGCTTATAAATGCAGTTATATGGTTAGAAATACCTGTACTCAAAAAATATGCCCTATTTTAAAAAATGCACCTAAAAATCCAAACTAATTTATTTTTCTTTAATACAAGGGCTAAAATGTATACCTGTTGCTATAGTTAAAACACTGAATCTTTCAAACGCATAGTTCATATCGCACTGTCTGATACCATCAATACAAAAGTTGTATTTACAATCTTGACAAGGCTTTCCAAAATCAGCAATGCGACAATGCTTTGCATCTTCCAGTAAACTTTTAAAGTGTTTAGCTGTACAATACCATGATTTTTCAACGCTTAATTCTCTTTCTCTTTTTTTAGAATCTTGCAGAGTTTGAACTTGACATTCAAGCTCTGCTATTTTTCTATTTAAAGCTTTAATCCTATGTTTCGGATTTCGATTATTCATAAATTTCACCCCTTATTTCTTTTTATTCAATAAAGCTGCTTTAAATTTTCTAGCAAATTCTGCAGTAGCTTTTTCTACTATACTATCTACATCTGTACTGTCATTAAAAGTATTTTGCACATCTACATTGATATCACCATATCCACCAGATACCGCCATTTGAGGTTGTGACGTATAATATACTGGATTCGTTGAATTCTCAGTATTATCTTTAGAATTAAAGTTATTTATTCCAAGTCCGTTTACTGCATTTTTAACTCTATTTATTGAGTTTGCAGCTTTATTCATCAAACTTACTGATTTATTATGAGTTAAAACTTGCTCACCGCCAGTAAAGTCCACAAACTCCCAACCTTTTTCATTTATTCTTGCAAGTCCAGGCTTTGCGTTATCTGTACCAGTTGCATATCCTACGTATTTTCCACCTTTAAACAATGGAGTATTATATACACTGCCATAGGTAGATTTTATATAATTTATGGCTGCGGCTGCATTTGCTATAGGATTAGTTATTTCTCCAAGTCCTTTTACGGCATATTGATTAAAAGTAGATCCTAAGGTCTGTAATAATCCTGTTGCATGTTCTCCATTAACACTTTGAGGATTCCATGCTAGTGGATTTCCACCACTTTCAGCTTGAACTAATCTTAATAATCCAGACATCCAATTCATAGGAGTACCGGTAATTGCAAGAGCTGAACTTAACCATCCTGAAACATTTCCTCCCATTGCACCACCTGCCATGGAAGTCATGTCACCAACCCATTTCTTTATAAAATTGCCCATATCCTTTGAGGTTAATCCTTTTACAAATCCTTGAGGTATATATTGAGCCAATTTATAAAATACTCTTGAAGGTGAATGTATTCCAAATCCAGTCTTAAACTGATTTATTACTTTGTCGGTGAGAGTTTTAACAATACTTGTAACATTTCCCATGCTTGATTGAATTCCTGCTGCAATATCGGTATTTATCGCAATTCCATATACATGTCCTTTCTGTGAGAACGCATTTAAAACTCCCTTTGATGAATTTGTTATACTGCTTACAGAATTAATAGGAACTTGTCTGCTGCCATTCACTCCTTTGGCTATATCATTTGCAGTTGCACTGCCATATATATGCCCTTTTTGAGAGAAGTTATTTAAAATTCCCTGTGATTCAGAAGTTACTTTATTTATAGAGTTAGTTGATAGTTGCTTGCTGTCATTTATTCCACTACTTAAATTTGTGTTTATTTTAGTACCATACTGCTTAAATTGAGATAATGCATCACTTCCTAAAGCTATGGAAGTTGATACATTAGCAGTAGCACTTGCAACTTTAGAACCACCAGAAGTTCCATTTCCTACGATACCACCATTAGCAAACATTCTTACTCCAAGCATTTTACCTGCTTGTTGCCATAGGCTTAAACCTCTGTTTCTTCTACTGCTTGAAAGTGGTATTACTGCTTCAGTTCCAGCTTCACCTATCAAACTAACTTCAGGGCCACTCGTAATTCCACCATTAGCCTTTTTGCTTGTTATCCAATTTAATAAATTTGGTGTACCAGTTTTAGTAGTATTTTTACTTTTGTTACTGTTCTTTGCAGTTTTAACTTGACTTAAGCCAGTTGTTTTCTGTCCTCTTTTTTCAGCTTTCTCTATAAAATCAGAAACAGGGCCACTTATATGCTTTTCAAACCAAGATGAAAAACCAGTCCATGCACTTTCAGCTGTTGCCCTGGCAGCACTAAATTTATCTCCTATCCAAGAGCCAACAGCAGTGGCAACATCCTGTACAGGAGTAGATACATTTTTACTCCACCAACCTGAGAAACCCACCCATGCAGTATGAGCATTGTCTTTGGCAGCACTAAATTTTTGTCCTATCCAAGAACCCACACTTGAAGCGACATTGCTCACTGGGGTTCCTACATTGGTACTCCACCATCCTGAAAAACTGGCCCAGTGGGATTGAGCCCATGATTTAGCAGAACCAAACTTTTGACCTATCCATGAAGCTGCACTTGATGCTCCATTTTTTATAGGAGTTGATACATTAGTACCAAACCATCCACTTACACTAGACCAGGTATTTTGAGTCCATGTTTTTGCTGAACTGAATTTCTGTCCTACCCATGATCCAACATCAGAAGCTTTATTTTTTATAGGTTGAAATACATTGGCACTGAGCCACTGTCCATATGGAGCCCATGCTCTTTTTGCAGCATCTTTTCCCATTGAAAAAGCACCAACAGTAAAGTTTATGGTATTTATAGCACCATTTTTAAATGGAGTACCCACTTTGTCATTGAACCATGTTTTTGTATTTGACCATTTACTCTGTATTGACTGTTTAGCATTATTAAAGCTATTAGAAACTGGAGTACTTACATTAGTCCCAAACCACTTTCCAAGCCCCTGAAATGAAGTCTGCACTGATTTTTTAGCATCTGCAAAACCTGTCTTTAAGTGTTTTACTGCAGGACCTGTTTTGTCATATACCCAATCAAGAGCTTTTTCGCCTCCGATTGAACCAGCAATACCTCCTGCTATTCCACCTACACCAGCACCTACAGCAGTACCGACACCAGGAACAACAGAGCCAATTGCTCCACCTGCTAGGGCACCAGCCTTTGCACCTGCAAGTCCTCCGGCAATATTACCTGCAGCACCAACAGTTGCTTTTTTCTTATTAGAAGATGTTGCTATTTGAAGTCCTGCTCCTGCCAGTGTTAATGCTCCTCCAACAATAGGAATACCTTTTATTCCTTTGCCGGCAAATTTAAAGAATTTTGATGCTCTACTTGTATTTTCAACTGCTTCAGGGACAACATTTACCTTTGGGGCAGCATTACTTGCCTCTCTTGCTCCTTTAAATGCACTTCTTGTGGTATTATATGTTTCTTTTTTTACATTTGCATTTGTACCATACTTTATAGCCTTATCTCGTGTAGTATCTACTTTAGTTTTTGCTTTATTTATCTTGGCCGATAAATCCTCTGGTATCTTACCGCCTTTATCAATTACATTTTTAGCCTTTTTTATAAGTTCATTATAATTCTTAAGAGATTTATTTAAATTATCCTGACTTGTTTTTCTTAATTTTTCAGCTACTCTTGATTCATCTGCAGCTTTTCTAAAAGACTGAGCAGCTTGTTTTAATTCATCTCCAGTTTTAGAAGCTTTACTTGAAGCACCAGAAGCACTCCTTGCGGTTGAGCCAGCTGAACCTGCAGCACCTGCCATTTTCTCAGTAGCCCCTTCAGCTGTTTTAGCTCCTTTCTTTCCAAAAGCCCATTTTCCAGCTTTCATTCCACCTTTTAATAAAGCTCCGCCTCCTAATGTACCAAAAAGCATATAGTCCATTATTCCAGCCTTGGCAAAATTACCAGCACTAGGATCTTTTATAGCATTTAAATTAGCATTCTTAAAAGAAGAAATTAATTTTTCAATTATTTTTCCTGTATCAAAAGCCTGCAAAAAAGCATTAGTAAAAGCACTTCCTGCGGTAGTACCTGCTCCACCAACTTTGTCACTTTTGCCTCCAAGAGCATCAAGGAATGAAACAATTCCTCCACCTATAGCTCCTCCAATTGCTGATCCCATGCCACTAGCTACTTTATTTATTTTAGTTCTTCCAGATCCATTCCACCATGAACTAAAAGGTTCTGCAACAACCTTATCCCATGCTAAAGTTATCTTGCCACCAAGGTCAGCACTCTTCCATTCCTTGGTGTCCATAAGCTTGCTTAGCCTTTTTTGTGCATTCTCAAGACCTCCACCAATGAAGGAACTTATATTATGTCCTGCTTTTTTGAATAAATTACCTAATTCGGTAACTTTTTTATCATTTTTATCGAGCCATTGAGTAACTTTTGTAAGCCCGGGCTTTATTCCACTCCATAGTCCTTGTCCCCATGGATTCATTAATTTATTTTCAAAGGTATCTTTTAACGTGGACATAAGACCAAGAGCAGTTTTAGCCTGATTCTGCATCATTCCACCGAATCTCTTATTCATTCCAGTTAATAATGCTCTTATTGCCTTATCAGAACTAATACCTGCATTACCTATATTAGCTACCTGTTTGGCAGTTAAGCCTAGTTGTTCTTGAAGTATCTTTGTGGCAGGAACTCCAGCCTCAGTCAATTGAAGCATCTCATCACCCTGGACTCTGCCTTTTGCTTTCATCTGTCCAAGAGCCAGTGTAATCTGATTTATACCATCAACTCCAAGACCAAGTCCTGATGCAGCATCTCCTATAGTACTTAAATCAGGAAGTATCTGTTTGACATTCCAGCCAAAAGCTAACATCTTTTTAGATGCATTAGCCAACTGTGGAAAATCAAATGGGGTAGCATTAGCCATATTCTGAGCCTGAGTTAAAAATGAATTAGCCTTTTGAGCACTCTTGAGCATTGTAGTAAATGCCATCTGAGTTTGTTCAAAATCACCAGCTATCTGCATGGGCTTTACTACTCCTGCCCATGCACCGCCAACACCTAAAAGTACACCCTGGAGTGATGTTGCTGCAGATATGGTTTTGCTTATTCCACTTCTTATTATCCCAAGTCCACCAGATACTTTATCCTTTATTTTTATAGTAGGGGAAGCTACCATAGTTTTCATTTTATCTATAGAAGAGGTAATTTTTTCAATTCTGCTTGTAGCCTTATCATTTATTTTAGCAGTAGGTGATGCAGACATCCTATCTAGGATTCTAGTCCTTTTCTGTGTCTGTTCAAGATATCTGTCCATGGCACTTAATTTTGCCTTGGTAGATTCATCACCTTTTAAGTCAATAACTAGGTCCAGATGATATATTTCTTTTTCAGCTAATTAAATCACCTCCCTCCCACTTTGCTATCATTTCTTTCTCATTTTTTCTTCCATTTCCATTTCAAGTTCAGCACTGGCCAGATACAATTTTTGTTCATATTCAGACATATCGTAAAATTCTCTAAATCTTAAGCTGTGTCTTATCCATAAGAAATTCATTAAAGTTAATTTATATCTGGTTCTTATGAGTTTTTTAAGTCTTCTATATCCTCTGCTTCATCATTGTATCCACTTAAATCCAATACTTGATCTACTAAATTATCCAACTCTCCAGCAAGCAATTTTCTTTTTATAACTTCTTTCCCATTACTTGCTTTTACTGAGTCTTTTAACTTAGGATTGTTCCAATTAGGTGATATAGTTGCTTTTTCAATCAGTTCAACATTAAAATTTTCATCATCAAAAACATTTTTTTCAAGTTTGGTTCCCTTTATTTTTTCTGCGTGTGTATTATCTTTCCTTATCTTGCTTATCTGCTTTCCAGTAAGAGCTTTTAATTTTACAGGAATACCAATTCTTTGAATAACAACAGTTCTCTCTGGTATTTTATTTGCACCAAGAAGAGTTTCTATAACATCATCTTCATTCATATTTTCAATTTTTTCTATATCCATTTTAAAATCCTCCTAAGATTAATTTTTTATTTTATAAAAGCCCACTAGAATTATTTATCCAGTGGACTATAAATTACTCTGCTTCTATTGGGTCTAAAAGCTCATACCCTACAAAGTTGAATGGTGTTTCCTCTTCTATTACATCCCCTGCCTTTAGATTCAGCAGTTGAAGTTTGGTAGCCATGCAGTTTTTTATTCTTATTGTTTCATGTCCATAAGCTTCCGGATCTTCGAGGCTTGCCATTATTTCAAACTTTTTAAAGCCTCTCTTTATCATGTCAGAAGTTACTTTATATCCATTCATGCTACCGGAACCTTTTAATGTACCAGTTTTATATTGAGTCCAATCTGCTCCTAAAAAATTTACATCTTTCACATCTGGCTCAACGTCTGCAGTGCACTCCTGCAAATTGGTTTGTTTAACTCCATCTATAAGTACCTTACCGTATCGACCATGTATAATTCTACTTGCATCTAATTCCATAATTTATCCCTCCTATTGAACATATCCTGTTCCAAATATTTTCTTCATGATATTTACGTAAGTAGCGTTCCATTTCCAGTAAAACTCATCTGATTTTGCATTTGCCTGAAGTTCTTTATCAACCTCAACATCAAATTCACTTATAACTCCATTTGATTGTAAAGTCTCAAAGTATTTCTTTAATGCAGATACAACAACCTTTTGTCCTGTATCATCATTTACAGTCTGTCCTATAAAGTCACTTCTCTTTGCACTTGTATCTGTATCTACGGTATATAAAAACTTAACTGCCCTTATATACCCCATAGCTTCACTTTGACCTTCTTTGAAGGTTTTGAGGGTATTTACATCATCTACAACTATTACGCTTTGCTGTTCATTCACAAGAACCAATGTTCCTGCTGCAAGACAGCTTTCAACTTGAGTTCTGCTTAATCTAGGGCTTACATCCTCAAATATAGTTTTTTGATTTACTATACTTTCTTTTATGCCCTTGCCTGCAGCAAGCCCTGCTATATAGCAAGCAACCTCTGCAGGTGTATATTCAATACCTTCATAAGTTCCACTAATGCCTACATTTATAACAGCTTCATCATTGAATGTCTTAGATTGTGAATTTATATCATCAAGTGTAGTATCAGTATTTCCTCCATCACCTACATAAGAAATCACATCTGCTCCATTTTCTTTGTTCTTGTCTATCCATGCCTGTACACTCATTTGAAGTGAAGTATCTCCAACACCATCCAAAGTAAATGCATCTATCTTATACCCTTCAAAAGTAGTCATGGCATCCATATAATCCTGATTGGTTATACCTGTTGTACCATTATTTCCACCTTCAAATGGCTGATTTACCATGCTGGCAAGTCCTGAACCATCTGCAATCTTATTAGCTTTTAACCATGCATTGTTATCATTATTGTTTATTTTATTTACAATATCATCTATACTCCCAGATACTTTAAATACATAAAGCTGTTCAGTTCCTTCATATAGAGTGATATCAGTTACTGTGCTAGAAATTATATCAGGCTTTATAGAAATATTAAAAGCCCTGGTTGTAGGATATATTGTCTCAAGCTTTATTACATCTTTAGGTGTCTCGGCAGTAGTATCTTTAAGGGTTATACTTGAAGTTTTAGCATTACTGTCGGCCATTCTGTAAAGCATTAGTTCTTTTATTCCTGCCAATAAAACCAGCCTTCCAAGTTTATATGCTGTTAAATCCATATTGGAACCAAATTTATTTTTAAGTTCAGTAAGAGTTGTAACAGATACTACCTGTTTTATTGGCCCCCAGTCAGATTTCACCGGCATAGCCACAATACCATTGGTACCTTGTGCCAGTGTGTTTTCTGCTTCCCATTTAAATCTATTGTACATTCCAGGTATACTTGGTTTTTGTGTTTCACTCCATGTTCCCGCAGCCATAAATTATTTCACCTTCCTTTTTAGAAATGCATCTATTAAATTTTTAAAATTATCCTTAGTCATTTCTTTTTCTTTTGAACCAAATAAAGCACCGACTGCTACCTCTTTTCCATAGCCAGTAAGTGCTTTACTGTTTTCAATTAAATCCTCAATAGGATATTTAACCTCCGGTTGAATTGTATTTATTTTAACTGTAGGTATTGGTGTATCTATTTTTGTATTATTATTGCTTGATGCAGCAGTATTTAAATTACTATTTGCACCTACAGTTGAAGTTGTATCTTTGGTAGATACATCGTTTTTCTTTACTTCTGGATTCCCTATATCAGCCATAATTTATCACTCCTCTATAGTTCCCCTGCCAGAAATTTTATTCATGACAGGAACATCATTCTTTTTAATACTTTCTAGCCTAAAAAAATCCACACTAAGCTGGCCCACTGTAAGTGGATCTGCTTCTCTATCTTCTCTTATGCTGTTTATAGTCAAGTACCTTCTATCAGTTATATCAAGAGGTATTTTTATATCCTGGATCAACTGATTTTCTATAATGGAAATATAGTTATTCGCTTCACCTTTATTCCTAGTTACAAAGTGGCACCGTATAGTCTTCAATACTTTATTCGCTCCCAGTGTTGCAGGAACAGGTGTAACTTTTAGGATTCTACACAATACAGAAGGTACCGCAAAATTCTTTCTCCAGTAATCTGCATATACAGGAATATTTATAAGATTGCTTATATAGCTTGATACTGCTTCAATCCATGGATCTACTGGAGACTCATCATCTTCATGAAGTGCTATGATATTAAACTTCAATCCTCTTGCTATAGCATCCCATTCCTCATCTGTAACATCGCTGCCTATAGTTCCATCAAATACACAGGTATAACTTTCGCCTGTATCTTCAGTTATGGTCTGCATGTCTAATGCCGATATAACTTTTTCCATAAGAGAATCCAGTGTATTAAACGTCAGCCTCTTGTCATACAGCCATATTTGAATACCTCTGCTATAAGATGTAGGATTATTTTGCTTATCATCGGAACCCTGGAGAATTACAGCATATGGTTTGGGAGTAGATTTATCTGGTACTGTAGGTTCATAACAATCTTTAAGTTCTGGAATACTATCAATTAATTTTTTTCTTATTCCTTCACGCATAAACTACTCCTCCCATGACTTAATTACATCATCCCTGATTTTATATTTATTTCTTTCCATGGTAGGTCCCACAGTCGCATATTTTTTAGTACCTGGATGATGCACAAGCTTAACTGGATGATCTGCACCTTTCCAGTATAAAGCTTTCTTATCTTTGGGTCTTATTATGTGTGGCTTTGACCCATCTTCTAAGATTCCACCATACTCAACTCCATGGCTTAGGGAAATAGTAATTTGATTATTATTCATGGTTGCATCACAATGAATCCCCTGCCTTGCATGGGCAGTTCTATCCTTCCATGGTGCATCTGCTTTAGCTTCATTTTCTAAGCTTTTTGCCCAGTTATCAGCCAGTGCATATAATCTAGCATTTTTTCTATTTATAAGGTCAAGTGCTTTATCACTAAAACTCATTACATCACCTTCTCAAGTCCACAATCATAACCACATATCTCACCATTTACTATCTGTGGATATACATTTTTTATCTTCATATGACCATAGGGACAGTCAAATTCTATGGAGCTCTTGCTGTCAACACTCAAATCTGCTTCACTATCGGCTAACATCCCATAGGCTGTATTTTCGTATGAAGTCCCTATAGTGCCAGTTGATATCTTAATACTACTGTCAGGATTTTTCTGTGGAAATATCCTCACTTTTATAGTTACATTTTCAGTTGACTCTTCAAAATGACCATTTACAGGCTTTTTAGTGGTTTTCGTAAAGGATATCTCTGTTGGATTTCTGGCTATACTCCAACTAATATCCTTTTTTCTTCTTTCTGGAGTCATCATAATCCCACATCCGTATCTGAACCAAGTATAAAGCTTACTCTACCTGTACACATATTTTTGTACTTCTCTGCATTTTTATAGCATAGATTAGCAATATCAGTGAGAGTAGAATACTGGTATCTTTCCTGCCCTACCTGATATATATTAGGATCATCAGTGTGGTCCTCCTGCATGGTAGCTTTCATCATCCACCCTTCACTTGCAGCACAATAAATACAATCTGCATCAGATATTAAAGAATCAAGTTCAGCATCATCAAAAGTCTTACTGTCTCTATCATTCAATAACATTCTCAGTTTTGTTCTCAAACTCTCAGTTGGTGTCACAATATCACCTCCATAAAAAATAGCACCTACACCTGTAAATGCTATTTCAAAGCTATCTGCTGTACATTTTCATCAATTGCTGCAAAAACACCTCTGTAACAATATCCAACAATTTGTGCTTCAACTAATCTTGTTAAATCGGGATTACCAGTTTCAGGTGTCATATCTTTCTTGACAAGTTCCTTGAAACCTCTCTGAGGTCTTATTAAAAATGCAGTACCTGGAGTAACACCTTTATATTCATAACTCTTCTTTCCAACCTGTACACTCCATCCATCATAGTAAATTATTGTTGATATACCTGCTATAGATGGATATATCGAACCTTCGAGTTGATGCCCTCCCCTTATCGCCATTTCTATATCTGTCTGATCTGCCTTTGAAGCAAGTAGTATTGTTCCTGGTCTTTTGGCAATTACAGTATCTTTTATAGCCTGGTTCAATGTTCGCCATATTCCAAGCCACAGAGGATCATCTGTTTTACCCTGGAATGCTGTTTTATTGCTTGCCTTATAATTAGCTCCAATTATAGGATATAAATGCATATGATTTAACAGTGCATTATAAGCTTCACCCATGGATTTATTTAGCATTTCAACATTGAAAGTCTGATTAAAATCAATCATTTCTTTTGTATACTCAAATCCTGTTGCATAGGTCTGTATTCTTGCTACAGGACCATGCTCAGCACTAAGAGAACCAAACTTAATCTCTTGTCCCTCAATATGTTCTAGAAATACACAGTTTCCATAAAGAGCCCATTTGGCATCCAAGGTCTGTGGAAGATTAGGATCTGAAATTGTATCGTATATAGGATTATATACAAGTTGTACTGCTTCCCTTCCAAGTTCCACATCTAATGTTACTTTTCTAAGTAAATCCTTTAAATTTGCAGTGGAACCAAACGACATCATTTCTCCTAGTGGCTTATTGAGTGACAGTGTTTCCATTTCTCCATTTACAAGTTTCTTCTTGGCATAATCAGTTTTGCCATTGACTTCAAAAGGTATATCCTCCTCTATAGTCATGGACCTTCTTTTGTCCAGGAGTGTGTCCTGGCTTATAACTTTAAACATTAATTATAGCCTCCTTCTATGCATATTGTGGCAGTAATATAAACCATATGACATTATTGCTGTCCTTTGGCTGTGTAACTCTGCCTACAAGTCTGTTTGTTCCTTCGGTAACAGTAAATTTCTTGGCTGTATCATCCCAGTAAATCTTATCTCCCTGATTAAAAGCTTCAGTAGGAACAATATTATCTGTTTCATATTCTGCCTGTTCTATTGTTAATGTAACTTCATCAGTTTGGCCTGCTTCAGTTACTACAGATTGAACGGCTACCCCGAAGAATCCACCTAAAAGATAAAACTGTTGTGCAACTATAGTTGTATTCTCAGGAACGGTGACTTTGACACTTTTACCATCACTTACCTTTGCCCTTGTAATCTGATCCTCTGTACTTGGTATTGGTTGTCCTGTATATGACATGTTTTCTCACTCTCCTTATATTCTTGATTTTCTAACACTTACACCACTGCCTGCATTACCACCTGCAGGTGAGCCTGATATTGATGTACCTGTTGGTATGTCCAAATGTTCTTGTGATATTAGGTTCTTAACAAACTCATCTTTCAGGATATTATCAATTTCACCTGAGATAACTTCTTTTGCAGCACCACTTTCAACCTTCAGCATCTTTTTAACTAGATTCTGAGCCATTTCTCCTGTAACTTTTTCCTTTACAACATCATCTACAACCTTTTGAAAACCTGCTTTTTCAGCATTTACTACAGCTTCATGTGCTTTTTTAGCCACGTCAACTATATCCATTTCTCCAGTGACTTCAAGTGCACCTTTAACCTTATCCAAAGTATCTTTTGCACTCACTGCTTGTTTAATATCTTCCATTTCACCTGCCACAAGTTCTGTAGTTACACCAAGCTCACCAAATACCTGCTTGTAAGTAACTGTGCCTGTCTGTAATAGTCCCTTTAAATTCTGCATTAATTCCTTAAAATCCATTGTTTTACCTCCCTTGTTATCATTATTTTTTATTGTTGAATCCATCTCCATACCCACTATAGATGTAGGCATACCTGGTCTATGAAGTGGTGTCCAATCAATAGAAAGTGGATTATATCCTGTTACATCCATCTCACCAGTACCACTATTTTTCTTTAGTTTAGGAAAACCAAAGATAGAAACTTCTTTAATTCTTCCAGTTCTAACCCATCTTTTTAATTGAGCAGCATCAGCATCAATAAGTCCTCTAAAATAGGCTTTATTACCATTCATCTTGGCCCCAATCCAACTTGTTACTGGAGGTACAAATTGAGTACTTACATCCTCTGCTTTTTGGTGTCCCAAAAATCCATTTAGAGTATTTGTATTTACATAATCAACAATATTCTTCAAACTTTCAGGCTTGTAGTTCCAACCACGTTTTGATTTAGTGGCTGGTATTTCAACTGCAACCTCCAACGGATCCTTGTCCATGGATTTCATTAAATTAAGGTCAACACCCTGAGCTAGTGGAATATCACTGGGTTTCACCTGTGAAATGCTTGCACTAAGCGAATCCATCTCTCCATAGACTTCATCTGTCATTTCTCCTATAGGTTTGTATAGGAACATTTTTATCACCTACCTCATTTTATTTAAAAACTTTATTTATATCAGCAATATACATAGATGATTTTTTATAAATATTTTGGTACCAGTTTTCAAGTCCTGGTTCACTTCCAGGATTTCTGTCCCAGCTTTTAAGCCTGTCTACAAAGTCACTGTGGTTCTCATTTACAGTAAGAGTTATACATAAACAGTTTGGATGAAATGGATATGCTGGAGCCTTATCAACTGGATATACTCCTATTCCAAGTCCGTATTCATCAGAACCGCATATATGGTCACATATGTCATAGTGTGGATGTGAACCGGATAAGATGAACTTTACTCTACTGCATGAAGGACTTATCATTGCACTTTGAATAGTAGCTTCGCCATAGGCAGCAGTCATTTCAGTCCTGGCAAGTCTTAAAGATTCATAACATAGATCTTCAGGTACCCTGCTTCCCATTCTTTTCATCATGTTAGGATATTGCCTTGCTAATGTACTTTTTCCAGTCTTAACATATTTCTCAAGCATCCTGGCAGTTTTAACGCAGTCCTGACCTTCGGCAACTGCATCCTGGATTATCTTACTAATATTCACTCTATAGTGTTTTGCCTTACTCCATATTCTATCTGAAAGATACAATCCTTTATATGACCTGGCCCAGCATGTTTCTATTGCTCTTAGATTAGCTTTATAATGCAGATCTGTTATTTTAGGTAATTCAATTTTGGTATCTGCCTTTTTTACAGCAGATATGTCAATAGCTTTTGCATATCCTGTGGCTGCTATTGCATTTGCCTTAATATACTCTTCAAATATCATGGTAAGCTGACCTTCAAGATTATCCTGCTGCTGTTTCAAAGTTGCAACCAACACCTCAAGCTGTCTTTTCCTTATTTTAGAAGTACCTTCTCTTTTAAGTTTCAAAGATATATCTTTTATTAGCCTTGTATATAATTTTCTTATTTTAGTTTCATTGTTCAACCTGAGGTCTATATACTTCTTTCTAGCTTGTAGTGCCCAGGTTTTGTAATCACCGGCAGTTGTTTTAAGATCATCTATTTCTTCACTCATCTACATTGCCCTCCTGATTACCTGAATTATTTATCTCATCATCAAGCTTTTTCTTTTCATCCTCAAGACCTGCAGAATCTCCCATCCTAAAATTGAGCATCTTATCCTTTATTATCTTTTCTCGCTCACCAACTACACCCTCATCACTGGAGATATAGTCATTCATGGTGTCTACATATTCAGCCAGGAAGTTTGAAGCAGATTCAACTGAGATAAATCCTCCTGTGATTGCAGTTTCGAGAGCACTGGCAACATAGTTGAGAGTTTCAGCACTTTCCTTATCATCTTTTGGTGTTACTTGATCCCAACCAAGAGTCACATCATAGCTTGAAAAATTACCACCTGCAGATTGAGCAGACATTATAAGTACCATTCTTGCAAGCATACGCCACTGTTCTGTAACCTGTTCTCTCTTACGTCTTATCTTGTTGGCCATTATAGGCATCTGTTCTTTTACACTTGCAAGAGCACTTGGAGTATGAACACCAAATATAAATTCAGGCACTTCACTAACATCAATAATGCAATAAAATAAGAGGCTTAAAAGCACCTTGGCATCACCTGTGGCACTATTAACCTCTATAAATCCTGCATCTTCATCTGAAGCTAGAAACAATACTTCATGTCCATCTAAATTTATCGTTCCACCATCTTTGGCAAACTTTACTGGGTCCTCAACTCCAAAATTATTGGCCAAGAAACTTTTAACATTCTTAAGCTTCATCTTTAATTTAGGAGTGCTGTGCATCTTACTGCCCTTAAGAGCATGTAACATAACATCATGATAAGCTTTCAGCAACGGCTCTATAGGCTCTATATCACTTTGGCCATACTTTAATGTTTCATCAGGTTCATTTTTGAAATGAACTATAGGAATAAAGCCCCATGGATTCGGAGTTGTTCCTGCTTGTATACCTTCGGGAGTATCTCCAGTTATCTGTATTACCCTCTCCTCTGCTGTTATAGCTTGAATAATGTCACATTTATATTTGTTACCATCTATATCCTGCCATTCCTGATGGCTTTTAAGTATATATGCTGTTGGCTCTCCAGTAGTTGGATCAAGTAAGATATCCTTAATTTGCTCCGGAGGTATAAAATTATATATCAATCTGTTAGGCTTATCTGGATAAAGAGGATTAGTAATTTCTTCTCTTGTAATCCATACATAACTGTCTCCAAGTTTTAGAGTGTCAGTATGAGTTTTAAGCATCTGAGATGTATTATCCAGTACAAAATCATCAAGTATTTCCTGTGCTGATTCATCTTCACAATCAAAATGAGGTACTCCCATAAAACCTACAGTAGAATTTATTATAGGTCTTACAAATGGGGCACCCAATTTATAATCATCATTATTGTTCTGATATAACTGCCTTGCAAGCTCATAATCAACTTTGGAACTATCCAACTGATATGTGGTTGTTGCAGTTCCTCCAGATATACGCATCTGCTCACCACTAAATCCTAATAATTTAAGTCTGACACTCTTAACAAAATCTTTTAACCCCATATACTCCCTCCTTTCAATAAAGATAGATCACTGTTACCATTTTCAGCAAACGAATATATAACTGCATCTGCACAATCTGGAGATTCTCCTATCCTCTTTTTCATTTCTTCTTTTCTCTCAAGATCTATTCTACCTTTTGAATCAATCTTGTACTTTCTGTTTGAAAGCTGCTTAATTAGCTTTTCATTATTAGGAAGTTCTATAGTAGGTTCTTTCCCCTGAACAAAATTAGTGAAGTTTGCCTCAAGCATATCTCTTATATTCCCCCACATCTCTGCTGATTTATCTGAATAGTGTTCATCATCATCTGCTTTGGCACCATTTTTAATAGGAATAATCTCATAACTCAACCTTTGCTGTCTTACTACCTCATTGAGCCTATCAGTTACTCCACCACCAAGTCCATCATCATCAACCTTTATTTTGACCTTATTTATCTGGTGGTACTCATTTTTAAATTTATCTACTACTCTAAGTATATTTCCACTAGTCTCCATAGTATCTTTCTTGCTATATTCAAGCAGTGAAAATACTTTATTCCCTATTCTTGGAGCCATAACAGTATTATCATTACCAAACCTAGCAATGTCAGTGCCAAGATTGAATGTAAAGCAGTCTTTTATGCTAACCTTTGTATTTGTGGCGGTTTCAGCATACTCAAGAGGAATAAGAGCATCAGATTCACCCTTAGGGAATTCTCCAAGTACTCTTACTCTGTATACATCACTATCTTCAAGATACTTTCTCTTGAGCATTTCAATATTATCCTGTGATGTTCTTGGACTATCCAAAGATGATACTTTAAACGTTCTGTATAAATCCCTATCACGATTATGGCTGTCATAAAATGTTCCACTGGTCCTTGTAGGATTTCCACACATAAGAAGCTTGTTTTCATATCCTGATAAAGTACCAAGTATAGCTTCCATAATTGGATCAGCAACACCGGAAGCTTCATCTACAACAAAAAGCATATAATCCTCATGAAATCCCTGCATGTTTTCAGCTTTAACAGCGGTTCTTGCTGTAGCCCACCATCTTTCCTCATACCCCTTCATATACACCTTAGTTTTAGTCCATTGAAGTAACTTATCAACCATACTTCCAGAAAGCCATTTTGATATTTCTGCCCACAGTACATCATAGAGCTGTTGTCTTGTAGGGGCTGTAGCTATAACTTTAGGAAAAGGTCTTGTACATAGATACCATGTAACAACTATACTTTCAAGCCCTGTTTTTCCTACTCCCTGGCCTGATCTCACACTTACTTTTGGAGCTTGAGCCAGTGCCATAAGCACGTCTGACTGCCACTTGTCAGCATGGAAATTCAACATATCTTCAGCAAACCACACAGGATTATCCCAGTAGTTATCTAGTAGAGTTATCAATTTTTTATCCATCTTTACCACGTCTCTTTGATGCTATTTCTTGAATTTTATCAGCCCATGTCTTGGCTTCATCATGCTTACCATCTCCCTTTGTCTTTTCAATCTCTGCCCTCAACTTTTCACATTTCAGCTTCTGTTCCTCTGTAGCAATATCCATGTGTTTTGACAGCCAGTCGAGAGCTTTCATGGCATCATGGAGTTTTATACTCACGCCATCTTTACCCTGTTTGACTTCGCTTATTAGGGAGCCATCTACTTGATCGGAATTATTGAGGTCAACATAGTTGTACATGATTGTTCTCTCTTTGCCTTTCTTATCCTTGACTTTATAAGACCTCTGCCCGAAGGAAACATAATCAGTGATGCAGGCAAAAGCTATATCCAAATACCTCTGGAATATATCATCAGGGTCCAGCATTGCCCTGTTGAGTTTGTTCTGTTTCAGCCTTTGTATCTCGGCTTTTATTTCAGGTTTTTTCAATAACTCCCATCCTATAGAATAGGCCGTATCCTCTGAATATCCCGCCTTTTTAGCTGCCTTTGTGGCATTGAAACACTTGGGATAATAAATGCAAAAGAGCCTTTGCTTGTCAGTAAGTTCCGAATTTAATAACTCCGTAACCTCTTCAAGCTTTGGCTCTTTATTTACTTTATTCTTTTTTCGTTTGGAACGTTCCGTATTCTTTTGGAGCGTTCCATTCAATTTGCTGTCCCATTTATCTTTATTCTTCCACCCTCTTATGGTGCCAGGCGAAAGATTCAACATCTGTGCAATCTTTACTAAATCAATATTTCCGTCATTCTCTTTGTAAATCTCAAATGCTTTGTCCCTGTTCGGACTTCTCTGTCTTGGCATGTCTACACTGTCACCACCTACCTATTCGTTTTGTTTTGGACTGAAAAAGAGCCCTGGCAGGCTCTACTATATTATTAATCAACTTACTTCTATATCTTCAATTTCATAGCTTTTAATAGATATTTTATTAACTTCAAGACCATTTGATTTCATTTCTATAGTTTTATCATTGTTTTGATTTATGCTTATAGTGTCACCATCTTTTAACCTAAATACTATCCTCTTAGAATAACCAAAATTCATAAAATCACTCCTTCTCTTGCTCTTGCCTTATATTTTCTACAAAAGAAGCCAATATCCTTTAAGTTTCGTTCGTCAATATTCTACACATTCCTCTTTAATTTATATTCATTCAGATACCCACACTCAGGGCATTTCTTTTTCACCTTGGTAATGCAGTTATCCTCGTCTAATTCTCCGATTACCTTCTTACATTTCTTACACTTAAGTACTGCCATGCTTTCACCTCACCCTCTTAATAGCACCTCTAACTCTCTTAAAGCAATCATGCATCATAAGTTTCTGATAATCATAAAAAGAGAGGTGCTCACCTCTCCTGGATTTATTTTTGTTTTGTTTTTCAATCTTATCCTTGATGATATCTTTGACTTTCACACCTCTCCACCTTCTCTACATAAAAATAAGCACCAGTTTTCACTAGCGCCTATTTTGTATTATTATATTTTCTATATATAATAGGGGAACTATTATATTGGTTTATCTCTCGCAATTATTATATTATACGGTTTTTGTTACATTCTTATGTCAAATTTATTAACGAATTATTTACTTTATGAACAATATTAATAGACACCCAGATAACCAGGTGCCTGCACGCAATATATAGTATTAAATTTTGCGGTTTCCCGCATTGGAGCTCCATTTAACCCTGGAGCCACAGGCTTATTTACTCCACCAGTTTCGCATTGTTAAGAGGCTTGGTGGGTCATATTAAAAAAGGAGAACTTATGTCTTAGCCATAATCGACTATATATAGTATATAATACTTTTGAATAGATATTTTCCCAAATTTGTCTCACTTTTGTCTTATTTTTGTCCCAAATCTGTCTCATTTTTGTCTCACGATTTTTACTATTTATCTTTTACTTTTAATTCCAGTACCTTTACTTAACAGATATAAACAATATTGATTCATGCTTATACCTTCTTCTTTAGATTTTTCCATTAGTTCTTTATGAAGTGATTTAGGCATTCTCAACTTAAACTGACCCGAAAAATTTTCCTCTTCCAGTGGTTCTGGTATTGACATTCCATCTTCTAATGCTGCTTCTATCCAACATTTTTTCGCATCATTTAAAAGACTTATCCCTTCGTCAATTGTATCTGCACAAGTAATACATCCTTTTAATTCTGGATATTTTAATACATATCCATCTTCTTCATCTTTTATAATTTCAATTTTATAGTTAAGATTCATGTAATATTCTACATTCTTCAAAACGTACTCCTCCTTCCAGAATATAGTGTTACCTATTTGTTAATAACAGTCTTTCATAAAATTAGATATCTAATTCTTTATTCTTCTTTTTCCTCAATTTCTACTATGTCTCTCACCAGTTTTACATACGTAACTTTAATTGGCCTTTTATATGGTATCGTAATTGGATTTCTTCCATCTTTTCTGAATGTCCAGTGGCTGCTTCCACCTTTAGGAGGTTTTCCTAAGTAGCCATAACTTTCTAAAACCTTTTTCAACTCTGAAAATCTCATATCAGCTGAAAGATTTTTTATTTCTTTTATCAATTTATCAAACTTTGACATTTCTTATGTACCTCCTGCTAATATTATTATATTATGATGTCATATATGATGTCAATATATTTTAAAATAATATACTAAAAAAGACGACAGTATCTTTTTTCAACTATCGCCATACAGTCCTTCCCACTTCACAATATCCTCCAGTATCTCCTCACGCCTCCTGTAAGCAGTACTCCTCACTCCACCATACATTTCATTAGCTATATAATTTATGCTCTTACTCAGCTTGTATTTATAAACAACAAAATCCATCATCTCTTTGGATAGTGGAGGGACCGTAAGTACTTTCTTTAAATGTGTTATACCTCTGTTTAATTTCCTTATCCTAGCCCTGTTCCTGAGCAGCCTTCTTCTGACATAATCAAGTTCATCCTCAAGCTTTTCAATTTCTCGTATAATGCCCTTCTCTGCCACTCCTTCGCCTATAGGACTTGTCTGTACTCTCTCACTAAAACTAGGGCTCATATGGCTGTCTGGACTAACATAAACATTGCAATGTTCTATATCCCACTCAATATTTTTCTCCTGCTCCTGAAGATCCCTGCAGTCTATTTCTAAAAGCTCTATTTCTTTAAGATCTCTAAAATAACCATATAACTGCCCTTCTGTCTTTTTAAATATCTCCTTGTCTAACACAACGGTCCCTCCCACCTATTTATTACTTATGCCTATAAAAAACTCTGCTGCATATTCTCTTCCTTGATTTTAATATCTACTTTATTCTCAATCTTATCTATTCTCTCTCGAAGTGACTTCTTATGTTTCTCCGAAGTACTATATTTCAGAGAGAGTTTTAATCTTTCTATCTCAGTTAATTCCTCCATGATTTCACTTCCTGACATGTATAATAATTCTAATTGTGTAAATACTATAAATATTTTCCCCATATTTGTTTTATGCATTACCAGGATTTTTCCTCCTGATCTTTTTTTATTTTGTATAATACATAAAATTTCCAGTATAATATCTTTGATTTCTGTATATCCTATTTCACATAAGGCTATTAATATATTGAATTTATTAATATTAATGTTTACATAAACTAAAATATTATGCTGAAGTATATTGATAGTTACCTTTACACTGGAGATGATGAATCTCCAGTGTTTCAATAATTGTAGTTCTCCTATAACCATTGTTACGCCAGGATTTCACCCCTGGCTTTTTTATTTACAGTTTTTTGTAATACGAAACAAAAACACCGTAAAATTCTTATTGAATAATACGGTGCTCTTATACATCTATTCAATTTTTATCTCTTTTTACCAACAAATATCATATAACTTATACCATTTACTACAACCATAATTAATAGCATATCCCATTCAATGTTATAAAAAGACTTTTTAATTATAAGCCCTATAACTATATAGGCTATAACTAAAATAATACAATCCAGAATACATTGTTTTAATATCTTTTTATTCATATTTTTATAATAAATCCTTTCTTATCAGTTCAAAACTAGATATATAAAATTATATCATATATTATTTGTATAAAAATATAAATATTTCTATTTTTAACACCGTACTATTCAATTTTCAAAGAACTATTTACTTCACAATAAATTCATATTACTTACCCTTCAAGCTCCTTAAGTCTTTTCTCAGCCTCAACCTTCTCGCTCTCCAACCTGGCCACTCTCTTAAAGTTCTTCTCAAGCTCTGCATCCTGAATTTCACTGTTTATCTTTATTAATTTTTGCTTCCAGAACTCAACCATTAACATTTTTACACCTCCAATCAATTAACTTTATCAAACATACTCAATTGTGGATCCTCTATAGGTGATTCGATAAAATTACCAAGATCATCTTTCTTCAGTTCTTTTTCTCCAAAATATTCACCATCCTCCTTGTCCACTTTCTTCAAAGTAGTGGTAATCTTATGATCGAATTGAAGTGCCTTGTATTCATATTTCTCAACCGTAGGTTCTCCCATGTCATTTTCAGCAGGAAATCTTTTGCTCAATGTAGGTACTGACAATGTAAGTTTTAAAGCTATATCTCCACTTTCAAATTTTTCATCATAAACCTGTTTTACAACATTCACTATTTGTTTATTTAAATCATTAATCATGTCCTGAAATATAGGACTATCTATGTTTACACCTAGAACTTGTTTTGAAAAATCAACCTTCTCATTTACCTTTTTCATTTTCTCTTACTCTCCCTTCTCTTTTTCTGAAGCTCCTTGAAGTCTATCCATCCGTACCTATTTCCGTATTTTAAAGATCTTGCTACCCATCTAAAATCCATATCTGGATGTAGAGATTTTAGTAGTTTAAATTTGAACTCGCCCTGTTGTGTGCTAAAGCCTTTGACATCAACATAAGTTTCAGTTCCATCAAGGTTATATATTAAAAAATCAAGCGTATATGTTGCTGGTCTTTCTGTTTTACCTTTGTATTTAAACTTTGGTATCAGTGTAAATTTAGGCTGTAATTCAAAGTTTTCTATCATCCCATAAGCTTTAAGATGTTTGAGGTACTCATAGTATTTTGCTTCATCTTTGGAATCGAAGGTTATGCCATCTACAACTATTTTTTCAGACTTGTATTTACTCACACAATCACTTCTTTCAACTCTTTGAGCTCTTCTATAAAATCATCAATATCTTTTTTGCCTATAGGTATTGTATTACTGGAACTACCTTGTCTCAAAAGGAATCCTTCATCTTGAATCTCATAGTTCATTACCTTACCTTGGAGCAGTGCTATTTTTAATAATTTCTTAGGTTTTGGTTTTTCATATTCAGTGTTTTCACATAATTGATCTATCTCTTCTTCTGTCAATTTTTCATCATTTTTAACCTCAGACATTTTTTCTTCCTCCTTTGGCTCTATTTCCACAGGTTCCCTATTTTTCAATAATTCTTCTATTCTAAACTTTGCAGTATGTTCTTCTAATTTAAATTTATCTGCAATACATTTAATCATTTCAGATATTTCAGTAAGATAACTAAATCCATGTTTAACCAATTCATCAACTATCATTTCATCTGTTAGATTTTCTTTCTTTTTCATAACCTTAGTTTTTTCAGTTTTAGGTTTTTCTTTATCCTTTGGATTGTGATTTATGCCCTGGATATCTCCATCCATGTATTCCTTTTTCCATGCATGGTAATAAGTCTTTACTGACATCTGAGTTATTTTAAATGTTCTCGCTGCACCCTCAATCAGTTCATCCTTGCCTTTATCATCATTTCCACTAAAATACACAAAGCATTTTTCTTTATTGGTTAATCCTTTACCCACTTTTTCTCACTCCTATTCTCTAAACTCATATATAGCCATTTTAAGACCATCTTAATTTCAAGACATATAAATATACTGCTTGTACTATTTTCCTTTAAATTTGCCCTTATTTCGACTAAATTTTTGCTATTCCATAAGTTTATTCAACCTGTCAATTTTCTCTTCACGATATTTTTCTATTTTGTAATTGTCATAAATGTGTGTAAGCTGCTCAATCATAATCAGCACGTCTGCAATCTCCTCTTCCACATTGTGCTTTTTGCCTCTCATGTCTTTACTAAGTGCCTGGATAAGCTCTGCACATTCCTCCTGAGCTAACTGTTTTCTAGAAGTTTTTCCGAAGTACTGGACTGCATGCATACAAACTCCTCTAAATCTATCTATGTTCATACTTTTAACCTCACTTTTTACTAAAATTCCTCATTCTGTAATTGTATTGCTGACCTTTAAAGATCGTTATGTTGTCTCCACAGGATTCAAGTATCCTTCCTGCTATTGCCTCGTCTAAATCCATAAGCACGTCAGGCTTACATTCTGTGCTTATAATAATTGGCAGGTGGTTCAAGTACCTGTAATTTATAATTGGCATTATGTGCTTTATATCAGCCTCATTCAGACATGCTTTATTTCCGTATCTGTCTTTTATGAGCTGTCCATTTTTGACTTTGTCCTTAAACAGATCGTCTATTATGAGCACCTTTGCCCTCTGGTAACTGCCTAAAAGCCTTAAATAATATTCATCATCATTCACGTTTGACTTTAGCTCTCTCATGGCTTCCAAGTAAGGCATATAAATTACCTGGACTGGATTTTCTTTTTTCAAAAGAGCTGCTCCTATAGCAATCACAATATGGCTTTTCCCTGCTCCTGGTTGTCCAAATAATCCAAAGCTGTTTTGTTCTGCAGATCTTATATTTTCAAAATCCTGTATATAAGCTATAGCTTTATTTTTAGCCTCTATAGTCATATCATCATAAGTCTTGTATTGACTTAACTTCTTGACCTTACAAGGATTTACACCAAAGTTTTTCCAGAGCCTTAGTACCTGCTCTTTTTTATAACACTGGCACCTTTGGTATCCTTCGTTTGTCTGTACCCATCCGGTATCCTGGCATATAGAGCATTTATATATAACAGGCTTATCCTCCGAACCTTGAGAAGTCATATGAACTTGACTCAGTATTCTGTCCAGTACCTCCATGTTTACTACCTCCATCCTTCTTGGATTTTTCATACTTCCAGAGCTTTTTTATGGGTCCTACACAATAGCAAAAAGAATTTATTTTGTCCTCAGGAGTATCAGGCTTGTATTTGTCAAAAGCATAATCTATCCCCTTGAGAACTGTTTCGAGAATCGGTATCTCTTCACAGACTTCTTGAGCTGCTTCTCTTTCACGTATTCTTAATTGGGTATCTGGCTTCCCTGATTTTTTACAGAAATATTCCAGTGCTGTAACCCAATGCTCCTTTTCTTTATTTTCTTTTTTAGTAATAGTATTATCTGTGTCTGTATCTGTGTCTATTAATGTGGCACGATCTACGGAAGTATCTCCGGCACGACCTGCGGAAGTACCTCCGGAAGTAACTGCGGAACTCATTTCCGTGGAAGTTTTTTCCTCGGAATTCATTTCCTTAGGTTGTTCCGGGGAATTGACATCAGCATTCGAGAACGGTACCCGTTTTACTGATGAATTTTTGTTAAAACCATTTATACCTGTTTCAAAAGATATAATTGTATATATGGGAGCTTTTCCTCCAACTCTACTTCTGAAATCAATTCTCCCTTTTTGTTTTAATTCATTTCTTGCATTTCTTACTCCCCTGCCTGATAAGCCTGTCTTAATACTTAACACCGATTCGGCTACCGTAAATGTTTCTACCCATGCAGCTTTGTTGTTTATGTGCATTAATGCGTACCATAGAGCAACTGCTGATGTCGATAGTTCGTTTAGTTCGAGCCAATCATAGAAAGCATTAATTTCACTTATATATTTCATGTGAGCACCTCTCAGGAATCCTAAACCAGACTGCTAGATCGGTACTAGCATGTCTAGTTTAAAAATTTTCAATCTTTATAATTCTGTATAATGTACTGCCTTGTCTAATTGCTTTGTAGCCCTGCAGTAGTCACAATGCTCGCATCTTTCAGGAGCTACATTTCCATTCTTAACATCTAAAACATGCTGAATATTCTCCTCTACTTCCTGAAAACCTATTTCATAGTCCTCCGGAGTAAAATATAATATTGCTTTATCAGGTGGAGACTGTTTTGTAACTGCTGCTATAAATCCATCAATATCTTTACTTCCTGTAGCAAGTTCAATTCCTTTTTTATATACTGCTATTTGAACTAAATAGCCCCATGCTTCGGCGAAACTTACCTTTCGGTGTAATTCTTCATTCCATACCTTTTGAAAGTCTCTAGTGGTCTTTAAATCCACAAAATATCCATCTTTTAAATTCAAACAATCAACTTTAATCTTCCATGGTGCTCCAAACAAATCAAATGTAAATATCTTTTCCTTATCTCCTGTATAAACTCTCTTAAATGATTCATCTGTTTCCAAACAATTTATCATTTCATTAGCCTGCTGATACTGTGATTTCAAACTTCCTGCCTTTGTAAATATCTCTGGATGTTCCTGTTTGAATTTATCAAGTGCTCCTTCAAAATGTGAGTGTACATAAGATCCAACTAATAGTGGCGTAGAATCTTTTTGTTTATAGGTTCCGTTAAGTATTGCCATCTGTTTAGCTTCACAGCCTCCATACTGGGGAAGGAAGCCTTTAAATTGGCTTACCTCCATGTACTGTCTGTTAGCTTCCTGAGAGAAATAATTATCATCTGTTAGTTTTAATAATGTATTCTCCATTATTTATCACCTTCCGTTTCAAAAGGTGTTCCCTTGAATAGATTTTCCTGTTTATCATCATGAGGAGTATCCTCTTTCTTCTCATTTTCTTTAGAATCACCCTTGGTGTTTTTAAACTTATCATCAAGTTTAGTATTAGGCTTTTCAGTTTCCTTTTTAGTAGATTTAATTTCAAAATAATCTTCTCTTTTAGCCATTCCATCCTTCAAGGATCTATATACTTTCCTAAGTCTTATAAAATCATTTTCGCTGAAAGCTTCACTTGAGCAGCCGATATACTTTTCAAGCATTTCCTTAGTAACACTAAATTCTTTTTCAAAAGCTCCAACCATTTTTCTAACTCTATCAATCAAAGGTTCCTGATTTCCACTTTTTAAAGTTAAATTACACTGCTCTATAGCTTTATCTATTACATCACCTGGTATTACACCTAATATGCAGGCTCTCAATCTCCTTGCTCCGTTATTTGCAACCATTTCATAAATATCTCTTGGATCAGTTAACTTTTCATTTCCTTTTCTTCTGGAGTATCTAGTATGTGGAACCTGGAATATTTTCGTCTGTCTTGTATTTGTCTCTAAATCCCATGCATAAGCCATAACCGTACTCTCTTTGTCCTTTTGTTCAAGCTCCATAATTCCAAAATCAATATTTCCCCAATTCTGTGCTAATGCTTCAGCAAGTCTTATAGAAGGACCAGTGATTTTTGTTCCTCCCCTTGGATATTCATACATGGATTGTTCTGCCAGGCTTTTTCTTTGGCATGCTCTCATAATTCTATTGAATGCTTCTACTTCATCACGTGGAAATTTTTTAGCTATAACCATGGCTGCTTGTACTTCCTGTGCCTGCCTGGACACCATCATTTCTGTTGTAGTTGATTTAATTCCCTGAGATTGTTCTCCGTAAATATTGGCTACCTGATTACCCATTAACTACTCCTCCTAATTTTTCAATTTCCATTTCTGAACCATCTGTATGTTCTGTTATAAAATATTGATATTCATCATTCATAGCAGATTTAAGTATTGCTTTCTGATCTGATCTAAGACTTTCAAATCTATCAAGGCATATAACCTTTAAATCTCCTGCCTGAGCTTTTGCTATTTTAAAAGCAAGCTCTAATTTTTCTCCATCACTTAATCCATCTATCAAAGTTCCCTTTATACGAATTAATCCTTTTTCATCTACACTAATACCATCAATAGGCATCTTCGCAGTCTTTAATAAATCCTGTGGAAGTGTTCTTGCCTTTTCAATTCTTGTAGTTAAAATAGATACATATCTTTCCTTATCAGAAAGCTTATTATCTCTTATATCAATCAACATATCCCACTGTCTAAGGTAACTTTGCATTTCAGCCACTTTGTCGGCTCTCTGCTGTAATGGTTCAATATCTACTGGTTCATGTTCCTCAAGATATTCTCCAGCCTTACCTACTCTGATTTTTTCCTTTTCAATTTCATTAAGCCCCTTTTCATCAATTGAACTCTTTTCATGATCTTCCAATTCATCTAGTCCCATAAGTTCCTGCTGTTTAGCCGAAATTTTATTCTCTTGGATATGAATTAAATCTTTCTGTTCGTCTGATTCTGAAATTATTTCCTGCTCTTTTTGTAATTTTAATTTGCTGTACTTGTCTTTTAATTTTTGAATCTCGGTATGCATTTCAGTATCTAATTTTTCGTTGGCCAGCTTAACTTTTGCCTCAGTATCTCTTATGAACTGCTGTGCTTTTTCTATCTTGGAATTGCTCAGATCTATAATGTCCTTAATATCCTGTCTTTGATCTTTGTACTTCATTTCAATTCGTGATTTGTCATTCTCAGCATTAGCTTTTATAGCCTGTACCTTTGTTTCAAAACCTTCTTGGAGTGCCTTTGCCTGTTCTATATATTGATTGATTTTCTGTGCTTCTGAAACTTTATTGTAGTATTCCTGAACTTTTTTATTTCTCCATTCTTCGCCGTCATAGTCTGCAGGAAGTTCCTTTTTAATAACCTGAATTTGAGTTTTAAGCTCTTTAATAATCCTGTTGACTTCCTCTCTATCTTTGAAATATTTAGTTTCTATAGCCTTGAGGACCATTAAAATATGTTGATTGTATTCAATATTACTTGGTATCTCTCCAAACCATTCTTGAATATCTTCCTGCGACCACTCAATTTGAAGCATGTTAAGTATTGATTTTGTCTGCTCTTTAGGAGAGAGATTCACCCAGTCTATAGGTCTGAATATATCTCCATTTATCAGCCTTCTTAGAAATCTTTCTGTGGAAGGGACTCCTTCATCACCTTTTCTAATTTTTAAATAATCTGCTTTACCGTTCCTGATTTTACGATTTATCTCAAGACCATTGTCTAATTCAACATATAATGTAGCTTCATCTTCTCCATGTCTTATAACCTCTGTACGCCTCTTACTGTTTGTAAATGCTGTTTCAAGTGCTTCAATAACCGAACTTTTACCACTGCCCTTAGGCCCTCTAAAAATATTTACCTTTCCTGCATCAAGACCAAACTCTTGAAGTCCGACATAACTTTTTACCTCAATCTTTTTTATCTTGCTCATATATTTATTGCCTCCTCTTTAATCTCCTCAAGTTCCCATGGACCATATACAGTCCTGTCAAATACTCCGAATTTATCAGAAGATAGTAAACATAATCCATGCTGTCCTATCTGTCTTACCTCAGCTGTTATGTCTGTGCCTATTATTTTCACTTTACTTTTTATTTTCATGATCTTCCCCTTTTTTACAATCATCACATAATCGTGGATATCCTGGACCAGGCAATAATTTATCAGTATCCTCTTGAATTAAATCTTCTATTAAGCATCCACATTTTTCACACAGAATACCTTCCATAATCAATTCAGATATTTCTCCCATTATTGGATTACCTCCATATTTGATTTTTCTCTCATTTCACGATAGAATGAGAATAACGAATTTTTATTTTTGAACCCTCGGCAAAGGGTTTTCTTTTTATCTAAGTAAATTCTTAACCTGTTCATCTGTAGCAGTGTCAATTTCTCCAATTGTCTTACCTGTTTCAGTATCATACAGTTCATCTCCATCAAGTTCTATTGCATTACGTTTAACTTTGCCTACTGTTTTCCAAAAAGGATATCCAGCAAAATAAGCTTTCACTATTATTTCTGCATTTCTTAAGTTAAGGTCCATTTTTATTCACCTTCTTTCAAAAGCTCTGGATTCTCATGAATATTGCCTATAACCTCTATATCTTCAGTTGATTGATATAAACTTTTATTACTTGCATCACCAGCTCCCAGTATTCCTATAGCGAATCCATCCTCATACCATTTCACAATGCCCTTTATTCCAATTCCATTGTCATAGTCAAGAACATCGCCTTCATAAATCTCTACACCTTGTCTGTCTTTTAATCCTGTATACTGACCTACTGTTTCAGGATATACTAATTGACTATTCACATAGGTCAATAATGTATTTATTTCCCTATAATAAATTTCAGTACCACCATTATCTCCATCTTCAATCGATGTATCGTAATTTCCATATACCCATTCATCAATATCTATTAATTTACCTCTGAACTTAATCTCTCTCATTTACTCACCTCCTTTCAAATCACATTAGCTAAAAATATAATTACTGGAATTAACAAAACTATTACCAGCTGATTCTTAGAATCATGATCTTTCTTGCATTTAGAAGTATGATATATAGCTAACGCTATAGTGGCTACTAAACTGTAAGCTCCTAAAATATTACTTCCTAGATATGTCATTAATATCTCCTTTCATTTTCTCAACTATAAGCTTGTCCATCTTCTTGCTTATTTCTAAAGTTCTGTTATCAAGTGGACCATACAACTCAACACACTCGTTTAGCTTTTCCCTAAGTTTTTCTATTTTTCTTCCTCCTCTCTAGCAGTATCCCTTATATCCAGGAACCAGTTTTTCAATTATTTTGCTCTCTTCTATCCAGTAAAAATAGGTACTTACACTTTGGTTTAAGAAAGAGCTAGGATATTCAACTGTAATCAGATATTTATTATTAAGTAGTCCCTTCTTAATTTTCTTGACAAATCCCACTCTTGTTGCATTATCCTTAAATTCAAACCTTACTTTTTCGCCTGGTTTGTATTTGCTTTTCACTCCTTCTTCCTCCTCTCAATTTCTTTTTCTACTGCAGCAATTTTGCTTTTGACCTTTTCCCCTCTCTTAAGTTCTATTCCAAGAGAAACTTTGGCCATGGTTAAATCAAAAAAGTTTGGCTTTCTTTAATCCAGTTTTAAATTCTTTACTGTTCAATGCTTCTTTACTCCAACTCATTCGCTCACCCTTCCTATGCATTTGCACCACTCAGGTATTACCCAAAAGTCATGACAATCTGCTACAAAATCATTTTCAGGCACAACCATGTGTCCATTTATCTTCTTAGCTTGATTTGGCAATGTACCAGTTAATTTTTTATATCTTTTAGAAGTAAATACATATTTAAGTCCTTTTCTGAATCTCCTTCCCATTCTCACTCCTCCTTATTGAAATGTGACCTCTTTCACATCTGCTAAATCTGTTAAATCCATTCCATTGTATTTTTTAAGGAACCTTAACAACTCAAATTTAGTAATCTTATATCTACCCAATTTCAATGTTGTAAGATATCCCATTTTTATGAGCTTATACACTGTGGAAGTATTAACTTTAAGTATCTTAGCCATTTCTTCAACTGTGTATAAATATTCTTCCATGATCCACACTCCTTTCTATTCAGATTTTTACTTTGAGAATTTGAAAGTCATAATTGCTTCAAACACATCATCAAGTTCTTTACATATCTTTTTAAAATCACAGGCTTCATCATCACTTACTTTTCCATCAGAACAAATTTTCACAAGTAATTTTTCACAACTGATATAATCACCTACTTGTGCCTGCAAATTCAAAATAGCAGTCGATAAATCTTTAATCTTAATCTCAGGTAAATACTTCTGTCCTACCTCTGCACTGGTTTTTAAATGCTGATAAGCTAAATATTGAGTGTTGTAAATTTCTATCATCTTGATAACCACATGGTCTGGTGGTATTCTTCTACCACTTTCATAAGCTCTCAAACTATCAACTGATATATCCATGAGTTCTGATGCTTTTTCTTGAGTCAAGCCTGCACTTTCTCTCGCTATTTGGTAGATATTTCTGTACTCCTTGTCCATTCATTTCACTTCCTTTTGCTAGTAGAATATAGATATAAGTTCCCATTATCTTCTAAAGGTTTTTACAGTATTTTGTAGAACATTATTACTTGAGCCTGGACCATCTCCTATGGAAGGAGGTGACATTATGCCAAAGACTAATAAAGAACTTGCCATTGATGTTGTTATTGCTATGATAAATTCCAATCCCAAAACTGTTGCAAGTAATAACTCAGTTTCTTGGGGTTTAGGCGCAAAAATAGAAAATGTCAACAATGCTATTAAGATTATTTCTGAAACACTTGATTCGATTGATGCTAAACATTCAAGCAATTAGCTATCTGGACCATAGCTAAAGAAGCTTTTATTAAAAAATCATATTGTTCAGGCTCAATCACTTCTTCGGAAGTTATTTTTTGACATTGTTCTCTTAATAAATCAAATTGTTCAACTAACTCTTTTGAAATATTTGTATCCATCACACAACCTCCTTTGTCTTTTTATTTTGCTTATTGTGAAATTTATTATCAAAAAAAATTTCATCTATAGAAACATTAAGTATTTTTTCTAGCTGTTTTGCTCTCAATAAAGATATACCTCTATTGCCATTTTCTATCATATTATAAGCACTTACTGATATACCTAACTTTTTAGCTATTCGTTCTTGAGTTAAGTTATTCTTTTGCCTATAAAATTTCATTCTATTATTTATTTTAATCGCCTCCTTATTTCACGATAAGCAAAATCTTTATCTATATTATACTTTCACATTTTGCAAAAGTCAATAGTTTTTTCTCAAATTGTGAAAAATAATATATTTTATTATTTATTCTGATATAATAAAGCTAAATTCACTAATTGTGAAAAGGAGTTAACAAAATGAGAAATAATAATACATTGGGAAATAGGATAAAAAGCCTACGTGAAGAAAAATCTATAAGCCAATTAGAATTAGCAAAAATACTTAATATAGGAAATACAACTTTATCTCAATACGAATCAGATAAAAGAATTCCTAGCGATATTGTAAAGAAAAAAATAGCTGATTATTTTAATGTTTCTATAGATTATTTGCTAGGAAGAACTGACAGTAAAACTAATCAAAATTCTGATATAGATAAAGACGATTTTGAATTCAAAACTCCACAGGAAGCTATGAAATTCATATTAAATCAGCCTGCAATTGCTGGATATGGTGGCTTTGAGCCTAATAAAATGAGCAATTCCGAAATTATGGAATTTGCCAACGAATTATTACATCAATTAAAACTATTAGGATATAAATATAAAAAATAAGAATTACTTTGGGGGATGAAGCCTATATGGAATGGATTGATAACATAATAGCTGGATTGCTTGAAACATATGAAACAAATGATCCTTATGAACTTTGTGACTATTTAAGAATAAAAATTATAAAACTTGAACCAAATAATATACTTTTAAGAGATAAGGATGCATTTTACTGTAGAGATTTAGAAAATAATGAAGTAATATTTATAAAGGATAACCTAAATAAAATATTAGAAAAGTTTATTTTATTGCATGAATTAGGACATGCTTTATGTAATCCTGACTTATTATCTGCTGCATTTACTTTTTGCAATAAAGGTAAAACAGAAAAACAAGCTAATTATTTTGCTCTTAAATTATCAGGAGTAATGTTTGACGAAACTGAATTACAGGGTATGACATTAAAACAAATATCAGCCTATACAGGAATACCGTATAGAGCTTTAATGCAACTCTTTTTAAAGTAATTACACAGGTTAAATAATAGAAATGTTAAATATAAATTTAATAAATTGGGAGAATTATATGGATTTATTTAATAATAAAAAACTTCTAGCTTTAGAAAAAGAAATCTTTAATTTAAAATCTGAACTAAATAAATTAAAATCCAATAAAGAAGAAATTGAATACCTTGATCTAAAAACTGAACTATCAAAATTAGACAATGAAATCAAAATTAAAAAGGACTACATAAAATCACTAGATTACGCAATTGAATTAAAAACTAAAAGAAGTCGCGAACTTAAAGGGAACTTAGACAGAATAGAACTAAAAATGAAAAAGAAATTAAGATAATATTATCATATATTTCTAATAAGGCTCATTATAATGGAGGCATTTATTTATGAAAAAGAAATGGTATTTACAAACTTGGTTTATTATGGTAATCTTCGCTTTTTGGTTTTTTATAATACCAGGAATTATAGGAATTGTTTTGTTAATTTTAAGTGTAAAACAAGATAAATTAATTAAAGAAGAACAAAAATCTCTATCTTTACAGATTGAAAAATTAAAAAGTGAATCACTAGATGCTAAAAAAGAAGATTTGGGAAAAATTAATATTCAAATTAATAATTCAAAAGAAAAACTAAAAAACATAAATGGAGAATTAAACAATATTACAGAGATGTTACATAAAAATAAAAATGAAAGTATTAAGTTCTCTTCCGAAAATGAATCATTATTAGAACAAAATAATGAATTGATGACAAAAATTAATGAGCAACAAGAAATAATCAATAAAAACGCTGAATCTATTAATCTTGCTAAAGAATTAATTGCTAAAAAAGAAAAAATTGAAAAGGAATTGAAAGAAAAGCAAGAAGAATTATCTATTAAAAGAGAAAAAATTTCGCATGAATTAGAAGAAAAACAAAAAGAATTAATTGTACTAGATGATGAACTTTTATTTCAATCAGTTGGGTTATATACTCCTCAATATAATTTAACCAGTTCTACAGCCTATAAGGCTAAACTTAATGAAATAAGAGATTCACAAAAACAAATGGTAAAGAATAAAACAGCAGTATCTTTTTATGATGGGTGGGTAGTAGAAGATAGCATTTCAAAAGGCAAGGCAATGACTAACGGCAATATAAAACTTATATTACGTTCTTTTAATAATGAATGTGAAGCTACTATATCAAAAGTAAAATTTAGTAATGTTGAAAGCATGAAAAAAAGAATTAATAAATCATTTGAGACCTTGAACAAATTAGGGGAAAGAATGAAAGTATCAATAGAACCTGAATATTTAAATCTAAAAATTGAAGAACTAGAACTTGCTTATGAATATGAAGTTAAAAAACAGGAAGAAAAAGAGGAACAATTAGAAATACGTGAACGAATGCGTGAAGAAGCTAAAGCCCTTAAGGAAATTGAAAACGCTAAAAAGAAAATTGAAAAAGAAGAACATCATTTTCAAAATGCTATTAAAGATATCAATGAGCAATTATCTATAGCTAAACAAGATGAAAAATCTAAATTACTGGATAAATTAAACGCACTTACACTGTCTTTAAATCAATTAGGAAAAGATAAAGAAGATATAGCTAATAGAGAAAAAAATACCCGTGCCGGCTATGTATACATAATATCTAATATAGGATCTTTTGGAGAAAATATATATAAAATTGGGATGACTAGACGATTAAATCCTAATGAAAGAGTTAGAGAATTAGGAGATGCCTCAGTTCCTTTTAAATTTGATGTACATGCGATGATTTTTAGCGAGGATGCCCCCTCTTTAGAAAATGCTCTACATAAAAAGTTTAACGATAGACGTGTTAATAGAATAAATGCTAGGAAAGAATTTTTTAAAGTTTCTCTAAAAGAAATTGAAGAAGAGGTAAAGAAAAATTTCAATGCGGTAGTTGAATTTACTAAAATTGCTGAAGCAGCTGAATATAGGCAGAGTTTAAAAATAGAACATGATATTAATTCATCATCAATAGCTTCTTAAAAATTAATACAGTATAAATTTACCAAATACAGATTATACTAAACTATAGGAAGGAATGATATTCATGGATAAAGAATCTTTATCTGCCATCAAACAATTGTTAAAAGAGGAGCTATCACCAATAAAGTCCCAACTTGATGCTCTTGAATCTCAAACATCTGAAAATACTCAAATACTTAAAGCACTGGAGCATAGCTCAGAAATACATAAAGCTGACATTGACAATTTAACTCATCAGGTCGCAGAGATTCAAGGTACAGTTAAAAATATGTCTGATGAGATATCCCAGAACTTCTCTGAATTGAACGAAACAAATAAATCCCTGCTTGAAATGTATGGTACTCATGAAGCAGAAATAAGAACTTTAAGACGTAAACCAGTTTAAAATATTTAAAGGATAGGAGGATAACCATGGAAGATGATAAAATGTTTGAATTAATGACCAAGATGTATGCCGAAATGCAAAAAGGATTTAAAGGTGTAAATGAAAGAATTGATGGACTGGAAAATAAAGTAGATAAAACCAACATAACTATCGAAAATGATATAAAGCCTAAAATAGAAGCCTTATTTGACGGATATAAGCAGAACAGTGATAAACTTGATAGAATTGAAAAGCAAGTATCAAAACATGATGAATTTATCATAAGAAGAATTAAATAGGAGTTAATCTCCTATATTTTTTAATTTCATAACGAACTGATGTTCTAAATTAAGGAGGTAATTTTATTATGCAAGGTGGAGTTAGAAAGAGAGGTAAGACCTGGTCATATTTTTTTGACATGGGTAGAGTTGATGGAAAACGTAAGAAAAAAGAAAAAGGGGGATTTAAAGGAAAGAAAGAAGCTGAAACAGCTTTAAGGAAAGCATTAAATGAATTTGAAAAATGCGGATCCGTCATTGACGAAAGTAATATTTCTGTAGCAGATTATTTTGACTATTGGTATAAAGAATATGTACTAGTTAATTTAAAATTTCACACGCAGCGATACTATAGATCTATTATTGATAAACATATAAAGCCAATGATAGGAAGATATAAATTAAAGTCTCTTAGTCCTGCTATATTACAAGAATTTTTAAATAGGAAATATTTAGAGGGATTTAGTAAGAGTTCTGTAAGCAGTTTCTATGGCGTACTTTCAGGAGCTCTGAAAGCTGCAGTTTACCCTTATCAACTTATAAAAGAAAACCCTGTCCAATATATAAAGATGCCCAGGTTTGACAATATTAAAAATGAAGACAAGTTAAAAATAATTACAATGGAACAATTCGAGACAATAATCAAGAGATTCCCTCAGGGAAGTAATTTCTATATTCCATTGCAAATAGCTTTTAATACTGGAATGAGAGCTGCTGAAGTATGTGGATTAACTTGGGATTGTGTTGATTTAAAGAGCAAGACTATAAAAGTTGAAAAAATATTAGTTGGTAAAGGTAAAGGTATATGGGAATTTGGTACTCCAAAAACAAGGAGCTCATACAGAACTATAGACATAGGAGACACATTAACTAAAATCTTAAGTCATCATAAAACTTGGCAAAAACAAAATAAGTTAAAATACGGAAAATATTATAAAAAATCTAATTTTGTATGCACTAAAGAAAATGGAGTAAGTATTACACCTGATTCACTTAAATATTTAAGCCGTGTTGTAAATTATGAGCTTGGAATAAGCTTTCATTTCCATTCATTAAGACATACACACGCTACAATGCTTCTAGAGTCTGGTGCAGAACCTAAGGAAATTCAAGAAAGGCTTGGGCATAGTAAAATAGCAACTACAATGGACACTTATTCTCATGTAACTAAAAAAATGAAGAATGATACTGTGAAGATTTTGGAGAGCATATTTGCCACCCAAAAATAA